CAATTTGCTTCATCTTGTGTGGATGCGAGATCGCCCCGTTCGCTACCAAGTAGTATCCTCTTAGGGATTCCTTTAGTTCCAGATATGATTGACATAACTACGTCAAATGCAGCGGTAGGGTCTATCGTATCACCCTTTAACTCCTGCACGTCCATTCCTTCTGATACCATGATACGCTGCAAGCCGTGGATGAAGTTCTGCCACTCATCTTTAGCGGCGGTTATATCTCCGGGCGATAGTTCAAATCCTTCTTTAGGATTGATCGCGTAACCCTTAGCGGCAGATTGCCAATAACCTTCCGCTGAAGAACCAACAATCTTGTCTAGGTCTTCCAACCTATTGTATATCTTCTGTAGCCTTGGTTCCCCATATACCTCGTTCTCAAGCAACCCTTCAGCTACGTGAATAATCCTAGTCCAGTGTACGTCCTTAATGCCCAGTGCATCTTGCCCGTTGATGTCTCCGCCAAGATTGATAGAATACATTATGGGCTTTCCAAAGCGAGGATCATTAGGTTCGGCTGACAATGACTTAACATCAGCGTATAGCTGGCTGAAACTCGATAGGAAGATTATATCATTCGGGCCAGATAGGTGTTGAAGCGGTTGACTCAACTCTCCACCCTTAGCCCCTATAAGTAATACACCATACTGCCCTACACCAGCAAGCCTATCAACTCTTTCAAGGTAGTTGAATACTGACAACTTATCAATCAAGAGAGTCAGTTGTGTCATAAAGTCAGACTTACCTTCCGATCCATCTGTAATGAGGGGCGTCTTACGCCATGTAGTCTTGGCTGGCGCATCTACAATGACTGATGCAATACCCCTACGGTCATACATTGAGTGGTAGTTTTTGATGGACGGGTTAGTCGTGTATCCGAGAACAGTATCAATATCGCGTTCTCCATTGTACTGCATACCGGCAAGACGCGACAGCAATAGTCTGTTGTACTCAATGGAATCTGCGTTCGCCCTAATCTTCTTAGAAGCAAACCTCCCATTAGAGTCGCGTAACTGTTTCATAACTGTTCTCCTATTGACTTATCTCGTGTGGCGGAACTGACACACAACCACGTTTATGTGGCAGTAAAGCCGGTTATCTGTCACACAACCACGACAAATATCCCCACGCTGTGTAGGGTGTTAGTAATGCCGTAAGTGGACATAATGTGTACACTACTGCAATCTTAATACGTCCTAGCCCTTTTCTTCTTTCCACCTAACTCGAACAACTCACTCATACAATGTACAAGTGCGTCAAGTCTATTGGGACTAGGCATTGGGGGGCCTGTCCACGTTGTTTGTTCCTTCTCTAACTCTGTGAAGATTCCAACGTGATGTATCCTACCCTGTATGTACAGAGAGGACACTGGTTCAGCACGACCCCGTTTGGACTCCCTCGCGTTAATGCCTTTGAATGATACATTAGGATCTTTTGTGCGCAACAAGGACTCTATCCAATCTCCGCCTTGGTTTATCTCAGCAAGTACCTTGTCGGCGTTCCATCTTTCATACGCCTCTAGTACAACATTAGCAGCTTGGTCGGGTGTGTATACATCTGAGAGGTCTTCTAATACATATGCGTGCTTATCAGCTTTCTCTATCCCTTCGTCATTGTATATCGGTGTCCCAGTAGCACAAACGAGAATGCCGTGCTTATCGCTGGTTGACTTAGAGGTGGTAGCTGGGTCCCATGTTATAACGACTCTAAACAGTTGCGGGGCCTCTGCAACTCTCAGTGATTCAATCACACCATACTTCCATAACGCACCAGCAACATCCGCCGCTGGGTTCTGCTGATATGTAGCCTGCCATAGCCTTTCACTGGCTAATGCTTTCCTAGTTGCTTCGAGGCGCTTTAGCGAGAACCTACCAGGCCATAGTGGTTCACCTACCTCACGCCCTAGAAAGTCATTCTCTTCAGCTATCGCCGAGAGGGATATGACATCCCACACTAATCCACTTACCTTTGCTTCTTCTAACAGTTGTCCAGTTAAGTCATTGATAGACCATCTCTGTGCTACTAATAGAATAGCCGCCGATGGTGCCATCCTGGGAAGGAGAGTCGTCTTGAACCACAGGAGTAGTTTGCGCTGGTTCGTCGGACTCTCTGCTTCCGCCATATTCTTAATCGGATCATCTATAATCGCAAGATGCGCACCTCTGCCTGTTATAGGGCCTCCCGCCCCAGCCGCCTGAACCTTGCCATGATGGTCCTTGACATGCCATAAGCCTACAGATTTAGTGTCTCCAGCTAGTTCTATGTTGAATAAAGGACTCGCTACATCTCGAAAGATCCTCCTCGCATCCCTACTGAGATCTGTCGCCAGTCCAGCGCCGTAAGATGTTAGGATCACCTCTTTGTTGGGGTTTCGGCCAAGAAACCAAGCAGGTGCATTACGCGATATGATTTCGGACTTGCCGTATCGCGGTGGTAGTGATACCATGATCAGCTTGACTTCGTCATGTTCACCGTTAATCCATTCTTCTGCTTCTTCCACCTTCCCACACAGTAAGTCTAAATGTGGACTGTGTTGCCATTCTCCGCGCCCTGCGTACTCGCAAAACGAACTCAGCTTACGTTTGGCTAGTTCGCGCAACACTCGCCTCTCCTCTGCGGCAAGCATCTCTTGCGTTAATATTCTGTCTCCCATTTTCCCCCTTTCCCGGCGGCCAATCGCTTTACGTGCAATTGTAAGTTTATCGCAAGGATAGGGCTGTTCAGAAAACTACCCTATTTCAGTTTTATCCCCACTGGCGCAAGTAATAGGGTTTGAACCTATGATTTCCGCAGTGAAAGTGCGGCGTCCTAACCAGGCTAGACGATACTTGCGTGCCTGCGTGACTCCGATGCGCAGCCCCGGTAACTATGTTAAGCCTGGAGTAGGGTCTCCCGTATAATCTGGCGTAGCAATCACCCCCTATTCGTAAGTAATGTAAGAAGGTTCTGTGTGCGCATGATTAGGTACTGGAGTACTCCGCTACGCTGAATGCTGTTTACAATCCACATTCCAACTGCTAACTCAAAGTTTGTTTCCCTCATACGGTATCACCTTCCGCAGCAGTTCTTATACTTCTTACCAGACCCACAGTTGCATAACTCATTCCGCCCGGGCTTGTCGTGTGATACCTTCGAGTAGTACCTGGATGGAACGAACTTCCATGTGGCTGCCTTTTCTACGAAGCGTAAAGCACCGGGAGAAGGCCCTTCTCGTGGTTTAACGGCCTCGCCTATCCTTCTATTAACCTGAGTCCTTCTGCCGTTACTTGCTGGACCACTCATTTTAGTACAGCCCTTTAGCTGAGTGAATACCAGCGTTCCATAAGTCTAACTCTCTCTGCGCCTCTGCTTCAGCTATATACGCCTCGCGTGATGCAACCCTGTTTGAGTTATCGTCCATTCCACTAAGTCCGACCTTGGTTGGTGTGGTAATGCGAAAACTGCTACCGTTGGATGGTTCACTTAGTACTGTTATGCCTACTACCGTCATCTTCTATCTCCTCCCTTGTATCCCACGCCTGTATCGCACTTAGCTTGCCACGCCTTCCTGGGCCTAGCGCACGACACGTCCCGCATATGACATGCCATTCCCCGTACACAAAGGCAACCCGCAGCGTGCCGAAGCCACAAAAGGGACATATATTATGCCCCGGTTCTAGGTCAATCGCTTTCTGCATTACCCGCCTTTCTCAGTATGGCTAGTCTGGCCTCTAGTTGATCGTTGGTCAAACCGGACAAGTCGTTGGTAGCTATCGGGGCACCATCGGGACCGCTAATCTCAAGCTTGGACTTCTCAACCCAGCCGTGATTGCACTTGAGGTCAAAGATGTACCCAGGGCCATACCCATCACCATCAAGCATGTGGGTTACCTTGTTTGCTTCACACCTTCCTTTAGCCTCTTTTATCGTCAGAGAAAACTCTGGACGTGATTGGTATTCCAGCAAGCTTCTTGTCGTCATTCCAAGCGCAATAGCTAGTCCCTGTATGGTATAAGCCTCGGGATGTAGTACAGAGATGAGACCGCCATCCTTCAATACTATATCCTTTGTCCTCGCATCGCATTTGTTGAAATATGCTTCAATCGCTTCTTGCATATCTTCAACTGAGTTGAATATGCGTGGACGGCCTGTTACCATTACTATACCTCCGTGGTCAATTAGGTTCTTGTGTGACTACACTGAATACTACTCCAACTGATGCTTTCTCTAATACATCAAGTCTAGTAAGTATTTCTGTAAGTCTAGTAAGTATTTCTATCTGCCCTATCATCAGCGTATTAAGTAAGCTGCGGTATGAGGCTGTATCGCCATGGCTTCCAACGCGATGATCCTCGGCGGCTAGTAATTCTAGCCCCATTATCCTTGCAGAGGATTCATTAAGCTTTGAGGTGATACAGGCAAGTTGGGTGTGGGTGTTTGCTACTTCTTCTCTCATCAAATCTACTATTTCCTTCTTGAATCCCATTATTCGCCCCTTAAAAATGTTGAGAATTGCACAGGTAGACACAAAACGTCAACTTTCGCGCTTTTCAACACGCCCCACCAGCGAGGCGGCCTCTCGCCTAAGGACCAAACCGCCTCTCTCTTGACTTCGTTAGATCGCTTCAATATAGATGAGACAAGTTGCCGAATCGGTATTACCCTCGTTGTCCTTGACTGTGAGAGTAAGGGTATACCATGCTTCTTCTTCCTGTTTGATGTATGTGTGTTCCGCATACATAGCCATAGGGGTGCCGTCAAACCACGTCCAATACCCAGCCCAGTGCGTGCCGTCGCCAAACTCCCAGGAAGCCCACGCAATATATCCGTCAGTGTAACCGTCTACATGCACGTCATATGATGCGCTACCGTCAAAGGTTACATATTGACCTGATTGTATATGTGTGAATAATGCAACTGGGACGCCGACTGGTTCCGGGGGTGGCGCTGGTGCTGAGAGGACAACTGTCCTACTAACCTGATCAAGCCCACCTTCGTTGTCGGTAACAACAAGGGTTATAGTGTATGTTCCACCGCTAACATATGTATGCTGTGGTGTCGCGCCGAAAGCGGATGACCCATCACCGAAATCCCATTCCCATAATACAACAGATCCGTCAATATCAATAGATCCACTACCATCAAGATTGACTACTAGGTCGTGTGCCGCGAACGAGAACGATGCTGTTGGCATAACGTTAGCTGCGGGAATAAGCGACTCACACCCAAACAATCCTACAACCAGCACTATTAACGCCAATAAAAACAATGACTTTTTCATTTCCTATTCCTCCCTTTTACTTACATACACCTGAGTACACTATTGGTTTCAGCCTTATCACCAACCAGCGGGGCCGCTGACTCTTCAGGCTTTTTACGACCCACGTCCCCGTGGTTAGTAGCTTTAGAATATCTTGATTAGCAGGTTAGCCCATATAGCAATGTCTGCAAATATTACCAGTATTAACAAAACCTTTCCACTCTTATCGTTCATGTTTTCTCCCTCCAACCTATACTGGTGGTTCTGTCTTCGACTCTGTCGTGACAGGAGGTGTTATCGTATCATATTTCTTCGGCGATAAGAATTCTACGTGCTGTGCTATCACCGAGATGAACGTTTTACTTGGTGCATTCTCAGGCTTGTAGCGATGCACGTCAAGGCGTCCTTCTACAGCAACCTTGCTTCCCTTGTGTAGATACTTTTCACAATGTTCTGCTTGCTTACCCCATACAGTAACCGGGACAAAGTCAACATCCTCGTTGCGGTGTCCATCCTTACCCATCCATACACGGTTGACTGCTACAGCGAACTCGGATCTAGCTGTACCAGATGGCGTATAAGTTAATTCTACATCTCTTGTCAAGTTACCAATAACAGCTACGTAATTCATACTCTCCTCCCGTCGGCCATGTCCCACCACTCTTTGACTAATTGCCTAAAGTCATCGGTGGTTGCCGATATGGTCTCTTTTCCCCACTCCCTTAAATTTGTTACAGTACCAGTTAGCGCGTCGCCCCAAATGACAACAACCTTGAAGTTGTCCATCTTGGTCATGTGGTCAAACATGATGCTTTGCCCAACAGGTATCGGTGCGTGCATCGACTTCGATTCTATGACGAGAAACTGTCCGTGTCGTTCAATGATACCATCGATGTCGGATACTGCGATCTTTGATCTTCCGAAGCAACTCGATAATATCGCCCAATCCCAAATTGAGTCCATGTAGTGATCTCTGTTCCTTATGGTCATTCTTTCCCCCTTTTCTTTTCCTTCACTATGACCTTACGGCGTCCTACCCCTTAGCTTGCCCTTTTTAGCGAAAACCGAATTCGGTTTTCTATGAGATGGCAACTGATAGATGCGTTGATGTTGGTGTAAGAAAAATGGGGGTGTTTTTCTTACATTATACCGCCGCTATCAACTTATAGCCATCAACGAACCTTAGCATCTCTGCCTCTGATTGATTGATAACCATATGGCCGTAGGGAAGTTGCATAACCACTATCTTGTAGCGCCCTACATTTATACAGTCAGGCAATACAACGATCTCATCACCCACTTCGTTCCTAAGTGTCTTCGCAAGCATCCCTACCTCCAAAATGTTCATGTGGATGAACAATATCTTGCACCCCTAACTTTGCAAAATTCATTTCGCGTTGTACTGTTGTAACATATTCAATAAAATATCTAAACTGCGACTCTATTATAGTCCCCAGCATAGGGAGTTTCTGTATTCTTTTAACCTTCTTAGGAGAATGAATACTAAAACTCGAAGAAAATTGCTGTGGTGAGGATTTTGAAGACATCTATTACGACCGCCCGTATTAGGTGGGCTAAACCTGTCCCCAGTTGCCTTACTGTGTAAGACAAACAAGCTTTCGCTTGCCATGTGCTGTTCGACGTTAAAGATCGTTTGCCACGAGAAGACCTCACAGTCTCTTTAGACTCGCGCGGGCAGAGTCAATCCCGGATGTCTCAGCGATTTGTCTAGTCGCACTCTTTCTACCCTCAGACGACAAAATAAGAAGGGACGGTTAGTTTATTCAGGGGTTCGTCGCCCTGTAGCTGTTTTTCCACGGAACAGCTAGGAAACCCTAGGTGGGGAAGAAGAGGTTTGTGCGTCCTCGCAGTCTTGGTGATATATCTTTCCAAGGAGGTACGCTTTACATTTTTCTTCTTCTTCCCCTGTTTCATAATGACCTTACGGCGTCCTACCCCTTAGCTTGCATATTGAAAACGCGCAAACGCCGTACTTTAGAAAACCCGATTGATCGGTTTTTAATGTGCAGTACCAATGCGCACTTCCAGTGTTGGTTCTAAGTGAGTTGTTTCACCTACAACCGGCTATACAAAGGGCTGTAATCTAAGCAAATACTTATACCAAATACGGCGATATGGGACAACTATACTATCTGCCCACATTGCTGTATTCTTTATGTGAGTCATCACGACGGGGTCGAGGTGTATCGTGGTACATATACCCAGCCTGACTCACGAATAGGGGTGGGTGGGCCAGGAGTAAACACACTGAACCCACCCGTGGGAGGAAATACGGGCCTTAGCCCGCAAGTCTCTATCTAATCAGATTGATGTCATCCGTCTGGTTCCAGAAAGTCATAAAGGCGTCATACCTTGCCGAGTTTCCAGTTACCTTGAACATGAATTTAGACGCTAAGTCAACTGCCGCAGTTGGAAGGAAGAATAATCCATCATCCAGCAACCAGTTAATAACGATGACCGCTACTAGTAAACCCTTAACAGCTAACTTGTTGAGTAAGTTTCTCATAGTACACTCCTTTGTTCCTTTTTCTTGGATTCGAGTTTAGCATCAATCGCCTTCAGGTTTGTGGAGGTGAATTCGCTGGCCGTTAGCGAGGTCTTCTCGCCATTGTCGTCTTCCTGTATTCGGTTAATCCCTGGCACTCCGCGCTTCTTATAAAAGGTCACTCGTCTCATCTTTCACCACCTCGTATAGTACGGTTATCTCACATGGCTTCGGTGTGACTTCATCGTGATAGCAGTCATGCAAACGCAGATATGAACCAGGTTCGCATAGCGAGAACATCCCCTCAACATCTTTAACCAAGGATTCTATATCCCCCCTGTCGGTATCGTTGTAGAAGCGTATAGATCCAGCAACCTCAGTATCGCCACTCTCGTCTATTCCCTCTGAGGGTGGGGTGTACTGATCCGACCATACACGCGCATCATCTATGCCTGGCAGAACAGCCATAATAGCATCGCGCGTGTCTTTGTCGTTAGTGACAATCTTCAAATCAAGTGAACGTTTCATTAAATCAACCCCAGTTTGATTGCGCCGGTTATCCAGTGAAGATATATCTCGTCCGCGCTTAACGCACGCGAATAGATTCTAGGTTCATCTATGCGGCCCTTGAAGTAATAGCCGTCATATTCTGCATAATATCTTCCAACATGAGAATCAGCTGTAGGAGTTGCCATAGCAACATCGCTTGTGGCTTGCTGTAGAACCCCGTTTACGTACATGGATTGTATATCGCCAACCCTTGTTCCGACCACATGATACCACGTGTTTATCGAGAATACGCTATCAGAGATGCAGCTATAATTACGCGCCCCCCCTCCTTTCCCAACCTCAACAC